TATACACACTGAGCCCTTTAAAGAATATACGGATATGCCTGAACATACACATCTAGAGATTGTTAAGTTAGCAGCTCAGTTGTATATTGAAAATCAAGCAAATCCTCGTTATAACTCCTATACTTAGGAAGTAGTTCCTAATATGGAGTAAACCAAATAGCGCTTAGAACGTGGAAACCTGCAATAAGGGAGTAGAACTAAGCGTCTTAGACTAAGCGCTTAATATGTCTAATTTAAAATAAAAAACTAATATGTTACAAAGTGTACATTCCGTATTGATCGGAAAAACTTGTCCTGCATCTTATACTACAGCTGATGCTCTTGCTGCAGGTGACGTAGCTTTATTTAACGAAAATAAAGCTTTGATTAAAACTGCTGCTGAAGCTGCTACTGCTAGTTCTCTTTACGTAGGTGTAGCTGGTTCTAAAATCAATGTTACTATGCCTGATGGTTCTGTAGCTCAGAAGGCAAATATTGACTTCTCTAATGAGATCAAGAAAAACTCTAAACCGTCTGCAGTAATTGGTGAATATGTAGCTCCTGTAGAAGAGAAGATCGTTATTACTTTGACTGATGCTACTATCGTTGCAGGTAATCGTTACGTATTACGTATTGTTTACAAAGATATGTACGAAGCTGCTTGGCAGTTTACTCATACTTATGAAGTATATGCTGAATCTGCAACTGCTGCTGACTTAGCTGCTGCTATCGTAAAGAAAATCAATGCTCATAAAAATCGTCGTGTACAGGCTACTGTATTTTCTGCAGTTATTACATTGACTGCTATGCCGAAAGATGACAACGAAGGTGTTGATTCTTTGAACGAATATAGCGTTGTAACTATGGAAGCTTCATTGTATGAAACTATTCCGGGTGCTCTGCTTGCTAATCAGCCTAAAGCTGTTGCTGGTGCTACTATCGCTAAGACTGTAGGTAATCCTGGTAAGGGCTACTGGAAACAAGTACGTGATGCAGAAGTACGTAATATGGGTTACAAAGGCCACGTATTTACTGGTGCTTATCCTAGCGTAGAACAAACTCGTAAGGTAGTTGAAGGTGCTGAATACAACTATGCTATCATTGAAAATGATAACCTGTATTTGAGCAATGATAACCAGTATATTAAGACTACTCCGTTGACTACGGAAGTTTATTGTCCTAGCTTGGTTGGCTCTATCGTAGACAAGGGTATCCAATCATTTATTTCTGGTGCAGAAGTAAAATAATAAATATTATTTCAGTGTGCTGATAAAGGGCTATGGGGCTAAATAGCCCTGTAGCCTTTTTTATTTAAAATAATATCATGAAAATAATCGGAATAAATATAGAGAATGGTATTCTATCAATAAACCTAGATACTAAATTACCTGAGATAGTATAGGAGGATTTGTATCTGTATATAGACACACTGGATAACTATTCTAATCGCAATTCAGCTATACCTAGTGATCATTCTTACTCTGTTTTACTAATGAATGAAGAAGGTGATCAGGTAGAATTAACAGAAGGAAGAAGTATTATCCATTTAGATATAGATAGCTTTGATCCAAAAATGGTGCTTAGCGCATTTACTGTTACTATAGAAGATAGTGTAGCTTTTTATTATGATACAGAAGAACTGTATTATAAGCAAATAGACCTATTGTGTAATCATTGTAGTACTTGTTTGGATGATCAATAGAAAGATCGTATTATGTTATTTATGCTTAAATATAATTTATTACAGTATGCAGTAGAACATGATATAATTGATGATCAAGTTTAGTACTATAAAGATATAGCTAGAATGTTAAATATAAATACTAACCATTCTGTATTTAATGACGGTCATTATGACTGTAGTAAATGTTGTAAGAGTGGAAATAAAACTTTTTGTACTAGTTGTTGTAATTGTAAAAATGGAGTTTGTTCACTATGCTAACTAAAGAGATATACAAGATAGAAGCTAGCAAGAATCTACTTACTAAGTATAACATAGAGTACGATAAGTGTGACATTAAGAGTATAATATGTGCTACCTATATAGCTAATTTGATAGATGGGGATTACCCATTAACTCAAGTGCAAGTAGACAAACTAAAGTAGATTATCAATTGTCTAGTACAACCTAGTAGATATTGGGATGGTAACGATCAAGAAATAATACATCCCCTATTGCTAGAAAGAGAATTAATTACTAATTTTGGCATTGCCACTATTAATGACGAACTTATAATTTGTGAATAATGACTACAGAAGAATTAGAAAGATAGGTAAGGAAGAATACTATAGCTATTAAGACTGTGTCAGATAGCCTTGTAAACTATGTGCAAAATTAGTAGTTAACTAGTACTAATAAGGTTACAGCAGCTAATACTTCAGATATAGACAAACTAAAGAATGATCTCAATTCTATACAAACATAGATTAACTTGTAGAATAGAATTGAGTTAATGAAAGATACTAATATAGTAGATCCCACTAAGCTGGACTTATTGCAGTATGATGGAGATAGATGGTCTAATATAGCTGCTAGCAAAGTAGTAACAGGCTTACTTGGTAGATTAACAGACTTGCAAGACGTAGAGATAAAGAACTTACGTAATGATAATGCTCTTGCATGGGATAGCGAACTATAGAAATGGACAAACAAGAATCTGAATACTGAACTGTACGATGACATATATATAAGTAAAATTAAACCTGATTCTACTCCTTATGAAGTATGGTTTAAAGACTCTGCTATTTTTGGTCAAGAAGGATTTGCTTCAGGTCTTACTGGTTTTGGTGGTAAAATTGATAAGTTTGGTCATGCTGAGTTTGATAGCCTTACTTTACGTAGATTCCTAGAGGTGCCAGAGTTACGTTACAATCGTGTAGAGATTCAATTAGGAGATAAATGGAATGCCCCTGGTGCAGGTGTAATTGAAAGTGTTGAAGAATTAGATCAATATACTGGTCTTATTACTTTAAAGCTGGAAGAAGGTGAATATGGAGCAATATCTGTAGGAGACCTTTGTATGGGTATATTCCATTCTGAAAGAACTCAAGAGAATGCTGAATAGGATGAAGACGATGGTAAGGGTAATAGGAAGTTTGCCGGTTTCTATACTGTATACTTTGAAGTTACAAATATACTTGATAGTTAGAATAAAAAGTTTGGTTATAGACTTAGACCTGTAGATGAATACTGGAATATGACGTTCCATCCTTGTGCTCAGATGAACTTCGTAGCATACGGTAATAAAACTAATGTAGATCGTCAGACATCTTGTTATTCAACTCGTACTTATACACGTTACTTAGTAAAACAAAATACATGGGATCACAAGGCTAAGAATATAGCTATGTAGTTTGGTGATCTTAGTAATTTGAATATATTTGGTTATGAAATGACTGGTTATTCAGCGTATCTTAACTCAGTATATTTCACTGGTACTATTACTCAAGTAAAGCCAAATGGGGATGAAGTAAGAGTAGCAAATGATTGTGGTGCATGGGAACCAGATACTCATTATGATTATTATGATAGAGTAAGTGTAGAAGGTTACTTGTGGTTATGTATCAATCCTAATGGAGCAGATGACAAACCTAGTAGTTCAAGTCCCAACTGGTTAGAACAGGTATCTAAAGGAGATAAAGGTGAAGTATCGTACTTCCATATCAAGTACTCACCCGTAGAAAATCCTACAGCTAGTCAAATGACTGAAACTCCTGATGTATACATTGGTACTTATGTAGACTTTAACTATGCAGATAGTAATAATCCTGCAGATTATACTTGGGCTAGATTCCAAGGTGTACAGGGTGAAAAAGGAGAGCAAGGTATACCAGGTATAGGTATAGACGGTAAGACTTATTATTTACATATAAAATATTCTAATGACGGTGGTCGTACATTTACAGGTAATAATGGTGAGGATCCTGGTGATTGGTTAGGTCTACTTACTGACTTAAATGTTAACGATAGTACTAATCCGGCTGACTATAAATGGAGTAAGACTAAAGGAGAACAAGGGGATTAGGGTATTCCTGGTTCTAATGGATCTGATGGAGCTGATGGTTTAATTATTCGTAGATCAGAATGGAAACCTAACAGAGAATATCGTAATGATCAAGACGTTCCTCAATCAGTATCTAAGATACGTTATTTAGATATTGTACTTGTAAGAGACTTTGGTGCAGCTACTGGTTATAAAGTATACAAATGTATATATACTGTCGCTCCACATATATCTAGTAATAGTAATGCTCCTGGTACTTCTGGTGGAGCTGCTTATTGGGAAGAATTTACTACTAATGTAGAAAGTATCTATACAGATTTAATTATCGCTAAAGATGCTAAATTAGACTTTGTAAGTGGTAATGCAGTCAGAGTAGGATATGAATCTGGTACTAATAACTTTACAGTAGTAGCTGGTATTACTGGAGCAGGAGGTAACAATGGATCTGCAATTAGAATATGGGCTGGTGCTACTGAAGAAAAGAGAGGCGATGCTCCGTTTAGAGTCACTCAGGATGGTAAGTTATACGCTAGAGATGCATACATTGAAGGTACTGTCTATGCTACAAGTGGATCTTTTACTGGTACTATTTACGCTACTGATGGCGAATTTAATGGTACTATTTCTAGTAATAAAGAAGGTACACGTATATTGATATCTTCTTAGGATAGAAGTATGAGTATGATTAGAAATAATACTACTGTTTTTGAAGTAAAATCTGATTATACAGGTACAGGAGCAAGATTAAATATCAATAGTAGCAGTAGTGCTACTACCCTATCTATGAATAATAGTAGGATTGTTATACAAGACGGAACAGATAATATAGCGAATAGAACATACATTGACAGCAACAGTATTGTACTTAGGGATAGCGCTTATAATAGTTAGTTAAATTTATCAACTAGTAAAATTGTTTTTACGGACAGTAATTATAAGCGGTATGAAGGATACACTGGTGAGGTAAGAGCGTTAAGGAGAGATGCTATTAATACTAAAGATATATACTTACGCTTTAGAGGTGGTATATTATATGAGGTTAGTTTATAATTTACATAAATAATTATGAAAATAAATTTTGCACAACTGGAAGTATATACAGATATTAAGAAAACTAACAAAGTCTGTATTGATGTTAGAGAACAAATAGGTGAAATGATATATGAAGTAGGTAGTGGTATTAAAGACCATGCCTTAGCATTCAAAATCTACAATTCAGATAATGAAGTAGAACTTACATCTGAAGAAGTAGAAGTACTGAATAAGTATGTAAGTCAATACTGCAAACCTGCCTTTATCCAAGCTTTTCTCGAAGCAACTAAGGAAGTAGAAGAACTTAAAGACGACGAATCGAAATGATAGTAAAAGGAGTTAAAATAAGTGAACTCGAACTAAGAAACGAACTAACTGGAAAGGAGAATATCCCTTTCCAGGATTCGTTTTCTAATGGTAAGCTAAATCTGGAAGGTGTAATAGATTACTTCTAGAAGGTTACTAATTAGAATATTAGTTTACAGAGTTTAGTAAATATTAGATAGTGTATACAGAGT